TTAATGTCTACAATGTTTTGTGTATTTTGATTTACCTTTTCATCTAATGTCATCATACAATCCTTATGGGTTTAAAATAATATTACCATTGCTGTCTGTTGCCATAGCCGGTAAACCATTTACTGATATATCTGCTGTAGTGTCAGCATCTATTTTACCCCAAGTATCTAAGTTAACACCTTTTACTGCTGGTGCTCCTCCACTTGCTGTAGTTACAATTTGAAAACTGTCTGATGCGTTTGCTGTAATATTTAAAATTCTATTATAGTTTCTTGTTATTGGTAGTACTCTACTTGCTGTAGTACCTGACAGTGTTGACAAGTCCAATTGGTTAAAACTTTCACCTATTGTATCTGTAAATGTACTTGCTTCAAAACTATCTAAACTTGCTGTAACACTTGCATTTACAACTGTTATTTCAAACTTAACATATCTTCCTGTTAGTGTATCATTTACTGTTTTGTCTGCAAAACTACCACCATCTGGTTTTACTTTAATTACAATAGTATGAGTACCATTACTAATTGCTGTTGCTGTTACAACAAAATTTACATCACTGCCCAAGTCTATTTCATCACTTGTGTAAACTAAATTATCAAAACCTGTTGAACCATCTATAGTAGTACCGTTACCAGTCCATTCTAACCATTCTTCCCAACCCAATGGTGCTGTTGCACTGATATAATCATCACCTACAAAATAACCAGTTTCTGTGTATAACTCTGTTACTGTTTCGTCGGCTAAATCCTGCCAATCATATGTTCTTGTACTTACTACTGACATATCTTATCCTTATAAACTTGCAGTCAGCGATTTATTAAATGCACTCTGACTTACTGTTATTGTACTTACCGCACTTGGTATTTTATCACCATTATCTAAATTTGCTACAAATCTAAATGTGTGTAACGCTCCATCTAATTTTGTAAATGCTCTAACTTTGTATGTTGTTCCTGAAACATTTTCAAATGTATTTGGGAATCCAAGTAAAGTTTGAACAAATTTACCAGTTAATGGATCTTTTTCTTCTAATGCTATTGATGTTGTTGTGTCTTTAATTGCATCACTCATTGTAAAGTTAAACTGCAACAGTACTTGTGGATTTGAAGGAGTATCTCTTAATGAAAATTCTGTAATACTGTCTATTCCTAAATTACTTGCATTTATTGTAACTGGTGCACTTGGTAATGTTGGTTCATTTATAGTTGCTGGTGGTACACTTGCACTGTCCCATTCACTGCCATTCCAAAAATAATATCTGTTAGTTGTTAGTTCACCAACATATTTCTTTTGACTTTCTGAACCATAAATTGCATTGTTATCTTGGAATACATAGTTACTTGCTTCGTGTTCTTCTGCTGTAACTGTAAATGTATAATCGTTATTCATTTTCATACTGCGTATTCTGTATTTGATACTGCTTATACCTAAAGGAGCATATGTTACTGTAATAATATCACCAACTATTGCATCGTGTAATTCTGCTGTTCCTGTAAATTCAATGTGTTTCTTTTTTCTACTTGTTTCTAAAATAATGTGTGCTAAATCCGCCGCAACATTCTTATTAATAATATGATTAAATGCCATATCTTTTGTCAAGCGTCTGTTACTATCTTCTGCCAACAATGCAATATCTCTTGCACTGCCTACTGCTGGATAAATTACTTCATTTGTTTTCCATTCATTGTTTGGATCTACATATGTAATTTTAAGTTGGTTAAAATGTGTCTTAACACCAGTACCAGTAATTTTTAATCCACCAATAATAATATCTTCATCAACAGTACCATTTGCACCAATTGATGTTGTAGTTGGTGTTGGATTTTGAGCGTTGCTACTGTTTCCTGTGTCTTGTAATTTTAGTGTAAATTGACCTTGTATATAAGGCATACCACTACGCATATTTGCTAAAAATAATTTTGTGTTATCAAATAAACTTCTACCTGTATCTATAACAGCATCACAAGTAACAGCAGGACCTGATGATCCTGTTACATACTGTACTGTTTGTGCTAATTTACTTTTTACAGTACTAAAACTTGAAAAGTTTATTCTTGTGTTATCAAGTCCTCTACCATATCTTGGATTACGCAAATAATCTAACAAGTTGTCTGCAGGGTTACTGCTCCAACTTAATCCTGTTTCGCTACCATATGCAACACTACCTGCCAAAGTAGCATCTTTAACTTTTCTACCTTTAATTACTGCGTTTACTTTTGGGATACCATTGTATGGGTTTGCATCTGCATCATCTTGGTCTTCAATTTTTTTCCATTCAAATCTACAAGCCAAGTAAGCAAGTCCTGATAGTTTATGACTGCTTGTCCAACCATTTGCTTCACTTAATAAATTACTTGCACTTTGATTGTCTGTTCCTGTAAATTTTTCAAAACTTAATCTATCTCTAAACTTACTGTCTGTGCTAATAACATCATCAATATAAACATCACCAATACTATCAATTTCACCTTCTGACATTACAACTGCCATATACAAATATTTGTTTCTATCTCCACCTGTTGCTAAAAATACAGTCTTACCACCAACTTTACGCTGACCATAAACAACTGGTATATTTTCTAACATACCTGTTTTGTTTACAAGTATACCATCATTTACTGCTTGTGCATTTTGTGTAACATTATAGTCTGGTACATCAAACATACCACCTAACAAGTCTCCACCAAGTACACCTACAACTGCACCAACTGCCGCTCCGATAGCCGCGGCTGTTAAAACACTTACACCAATAAATCCTAATGCCGCCGCACCTGCTCCAACAGCCGCACCAATAAGAATTGGTATAACTGGTCCTGCATATGCTGGGCTTGTAAATGCTAATGTACCTAATAACGATACTAAAAATATTTTAAAGTTTTTAATCATGATCTAATACTTTGTAACTGTCATTGCCTATTTTAGTAAAACCTAAACTGTGTGCAACAAGTCCAAACTTTCCTTTATACTGTGCGCCATCGCCAATGTTCATATCTACACACTTGTTGGCTACTGCCCATTCTGTATGTTTATCTACAAACAAATCCATAACGCCTTTGCTTCTGTATTCTGGTTTGATATAATTGTAACTTACAGTACATCTTAATTGTTTAGCCCAGTGTAGTGGGCTTAAAAACGCAATACTGAAGCCTAACATCTCTTTATCTTCCCAAGCAACTAAAACATTTGCCTGAATGCCTACGCTGTATGCTTTTATATTATCATGACAGTGTTCTGCATCAAATGTTGTGTGTTCTCCAAACCAATGTTCTTTGTGATACTGTTCTGCTAACGCAGTCATATCTCTAAAATCGTGTATAGTTGCTTCTTTTATTTTGAAACTCATTACGGCTTACCCCATTTGATATCGTCTGTTGTTATTGATGAATACTGCATTCCTCTGTCTGCTGAGAATACACTTTGTTGACTTGACTCATTTGTTCTTCTACCGTTTAGTCTTTCAAATTCATAAAAAACACTTGAACATACTACAGCCATAGTAGATTGCTTGCCTGTTTCGTTGATAGTGTAACTTTGTATTTCACCATCAAACAACATAACAGGGTTGCTTATAATTTGTAAATTACTGTTAAAGAAGACTCTGTATATAACAGCTCTTTTGTCAACATAATCGTTATTCAAAAACAAGTTTGTAAATGTACTACTTGTTGCTGATAGACCAATGTTGATTTGATTTGTTTTTATTTCACCTTGCTCTTTAACTGTGTCAAAAGAAAGCAATTCACCTTGTGCTGTAAATGTTTGACTACCACCACTTGTTGTTGTGCTGGCACTTACATCTACTTTAAAATTTGTAATAAACTTTATTGGATCAAAATGTAGTTCAACTAAATCTGCAAATACGAAGGCATCTTTTTTAAGTTCATTTACAATATCAACTGGTAATGCTCTTGACATTAAATTGCCTCTCTAACTTCTAACTCATATTCAACTATGTTTGCTAATCCTGTACTCCATTCTTGTACATCATTATTTAAAAATACTGTAAACTCTACATTTTTATAAACTAAATCATCACTTGAACTAACACCTACTAACAAGCCTGGCTCAATGTTCATTGTTGCTGAACCACTGCTAAAGTCTACATCATCTGTTACCATGTATACTTTATTGTGGTTATCAAACTTAACAAAGTCACCTGCCTTAAGAGCATCTGTTGTGTCTATTGATCCACTGCTTAATGCAATAGAAGTTTCACCTACTGGTTCTGTTGCACCTACATCTACAGTTTCAGTTGTTAGTGCACCTTGTGTGTTGCTATACTCTGGAAGTATAACTGTAAAGTTTTCTGTTGCACCTCTTTGTTTTGTTACAAACGCGGCTATTGGTGCCCAATCACTTCTTTTCATTGGTGGATAGTTACAACTAAAACTCCAAAATTGACTTGCTTGTGATTTTACTTGTCTTCTACCACTACTTGTTATTGTAATTAAGTTTGGTTGATTATTGTTAATCGTCAGTGTTTGGAACGCCGGCGATGTTGGTAAAGTTCCTGCCATTATACTGGACTCCTTTCGCCTTTTTCAAATGCGGCGTCTCTAATTATGTTTGTTATTGTTGACTTGCGTTCTGTTAGCAACTCATCAAATCCTGTAGCATCAATAGTTTCAATGTTAAATGTAACATTTACATTCTTACTACCGCCATTCATATTCTTGTTTGGAATAATTGTTCCTGTTTGACTTGGTACAAACATTTCTGGTCCTGCTTCTCCTACTACATAAGGTTGATTACCTTGTACAAGACCACCTGTTGCTCTACCTTGGAACTTCTGACTTCTAATTGTTGCAATTTGAACTGCACCAGCGGCTATAACAAGTCCTGCTAATAATGGACCAAATATACCACCCTGTGCAAGTGCCTTAGAAGCACCAGTGGCAGTGTTCATAATTGCTTGTGCAATGTTCAATGCCTTTTGAGCTTCAAAAGCCTTTTTGTTTTGTTGTGCAAGTGCACCTAATATTTCTTGTCCGGCGCCAATTGCAAAATCTTTCATTTGGTCATTGCTTAACTTACTAAAGTCTAATTGTTGCAACTGTCCTGATTTAAAGATGTTTAATTGTTCATCTGTTTGTGCCTGTGTAATACTTTTTAGTTTCTTTTGATGGTTTGTTTCTAATGTTTCTCTTAATCTCATGTACTCTTGATCAAAATGTGTTCTACCTTTGTAGTACTCATCTAATATTTTTAACTTGCTGTTGAAACTTGCCTGTTCAGCCTGTTCCTCAGTGAATAAACTTTGATTAAGTTGATCAAATTGTTGTTGTAATTTTTCTGCTTGTTTTTGTAATTTTTTATCATCACCAGTGGCTCCACCAACAGTAGCGTTAGCAGTTCTTTCTTGAATCTTTGCCCACTCATTTGTTGCTTTACCATTTTTGGCTAACATTCTATTTGCTTCGTCAATAGCCGAACCTGTGCTGGTCCATGCTTCAGTAACACCGTTAATAGTTTGTATTACACCATCTGGTACTGCATTTACTATTGCATCTTTAAATTCACCGGCTTTACCTGTAGTATATTCAAGTGCATCACCAAATTTTTCTTTTAATGAATCACCTAACTTACCAGTTGCTCTTTCTACTGAATCCATTCCTGGAATAAGATCTGCAAGAAAGTTGTAAACCTTTTTTATACCATCAACAAATTTATTAAACTTGTCTCTGATAAAGTCTATAACTTTAGCAAATACACCACTTAGGTAAGTTCCAAATCTACTAAATGCTTTTCCTAAAACATCTACTACTGCTTTTATTTGTGCAAATGTTTTACCCAATCCATTTTCAAAACTTAGATATCCAATTAAGGCGATAACTGCTGTAGCAACGGCTCCGAATATAGTTGCTTTTGTAACATTGTTCAATGCAAGTATAGCCACTTTAGCCGCATTCGCGGCTCTTACTAATCCTCTGGCACCTAAAGCAACTGTTGTTGCTACTACGATACCACCAAATATACTCATGTTGTCACCAACAAATTGAAGGATACGACCTAAGGTTTCAAATGCTATACTTAAACCACCACCAACAACTTTTACAAGTGTATCACTGTTAGCAATAAAGTTACCTGTTTGTTCAACAAGTGCACCAAATGCCGGAGCAAATGCGGCACCAATGTTAGCCGCAGTATTTGTTAATGCAATACTAAAGTTACTCATCAATGTTGATAAGTTTTGTAATCTTGCCGCAGTGGCTCCACCAAATCTATCGTTGATACCTTCTGCTAATGTATCTAATACTAATTTGGCATTACCTGCTTCTTTACTAAATTTGTTTAGTTCATTTCTTGTAATACCTAATTTTTCTTTTAGGATATCATAAACAGGTAGACCTCTGTCTTGTAGTTTATCAAATTCTTGTAGTTCAACAACGCCTGAAGCAAGTGTTCTTGTNTACACTTCAGTCATAGCATTTAGTACACCAACTTGGTCTGTGGTTACAGCCGCCGCATCAGTAAATGTTGCTAATAGTTCTTGTGTGGGTTGAATACCCGAACTTGCTAATTTAATAAATGTTGAAGACAAGTCCTCAACACTGAATTGTGTTTTAGTAGATAAGTCTTGAATGTTTTTAAAGGCTTGTTCACCTTTTTGTGCTGAACCAAAAACTGCGGTTAATGATGATTGTAAGTCTTGAAACCTTGCAGTAGTTTGTACAATTTTGCCAATAGTAGCCGCGGATACTAATGCACCCAATGCCGCTGTTGCTCGTCCAATACCTCTATCAAATTCTCTTGTATCAAGATTTAGTTTAACAGTTTGACTTGTTGCCATTATCGTATCCTTTGTTTACTCTGCATCTGTTGTTTTTTTGTTTCTTCTGTTTCTATTTGAAAGTATGCCATCCAAATATAAACTTCTTCAACAGTCATCTCACCCACTTGTTCCAGTGTCTTACCTAATTCGCGACCCAATCTACACTGGATTAATAAGTCAGGATCGCTTCTTAGTTTTTTGCTACTTCGTCCACTTTGTACTGGTTGTCAGTACTATTTAACTCTGTTGCAATTTTAACTAAAACTTCCGGATCGCATTCTTCCATCAAATACAATCTTTCTGCTGGTTTAAACATTTTACTACCATCGCTGTTTCTTGCTTTAGTAATAATTGTTTCTACAAGTGCTTCAACAACTTTTCCTTGTTGATGCAGTTGCATAACTGCACTTTGATCTTTAAATGCCGTTACTGTTTTATAGTAAATGGTTGTATCCCATTCTTCTACATGAAATTCTTTTAACCCGTCTGAGTTTTTGCTTTTGAAATGTTCAATTGCTTTATCTAAAACTGGATTTTTTGTTATTGTACTCATCTTGCTCTTTTCCTTGTGCGTAATTGTCTTAGAGTTGGGCCTGTCATACCTTTTGGTGCTTGAGTTGAACCTCTCATTTGTCCATCTCTAAATGAACGACCTTGATCTAAAACTCCAATATATGGGACATTGTTAACTATCTCATAATTTTTGGATTTGGTTAATAGTCTCCAGCCTCTCTTGGCAGTGCCAGTGTCAACCGGAGTAGTGTCTTTAACACCTCTAAAGATGTCATTTGCAATAGCACGAGCCTCAACGACTCGTGCTTTGCGTAAAGCCGCCGCAAGTAATACCGTATTTGGTTTGCTTACAGAGATCTTCATTTTATTAGTCAGTATGTGTTACTGTTAAATCACCATTACCTTGGAAAGTAAGTGATCCAGTTACAATACCATCAACACTTGCTGTGATGCTAAAACCAGTAACGATACATTGACCTGAAAATTTTGTATCAGTCGCCGCTCCGGCATCTTCGCCTTCTGGGAATAATTCAAAATCTGCTGTTCCTACTGTATCAGTTACAAAATTTAATGGTGCAATTGAACCATCTTGTGGGTTTGTTGCATCATACTGAAAGTCTGCACTTCCTGTAAATGTTGTCATACCTTTTACATACTCACGAGCTCTACCCGTAGTGTTTACCGGACCTGTTCCGCCCGCCATACCCATACGAGAAAC